CCAATGCAGTTATAAACGATTTTGATACGCTGTACTCGTCTACTGTCAATGCGCTCTGCCTTGTAAACATAGATCTTTTCAACAAATTCCCGGATAATCTCTGCTGATAGTTCCTTTATGTCTGTGTACTTTCTTACCAAAACGAGGAAGTGGTCAACACCCAGTGCGCTTTCCTTTTCTGAAGTCATAGCGGATTTCAATTCTGCTACTCGGCTTTCAAGGGTAAGCTGCTCAGCTTCATAATTGGCGGTCATCTTGGCAAAACGCTCATCGGAAATCTTACCTTCGATATTGTCCTCATAAAGCCTTTGGATAATGTCATCCAGCTTATGGATACGAACCTGTGACTGCTCTAATTCCCGTTTGCCGTCACGAATACTTTTGTCAAGGTCTATCCTTGTTTTCTTGGTAACCAGCTCCACAAATTCATCCTCATGGTCTCTGGCAAAGGCCGTAACGCGGCGAATGCCGGCAAGGAGTAATTCCTCAACTACTACATTGCGTATCTGGTGAGAACTGCAGCCGCCTTTAATCTTTCGGTAGGTAGCACACACAAAATGCTCTTTGTCATGCTCCCAACCTCTGTGGCGTACTTGATACAGCTTGTTACCACAGTCAGCACAGAAGAGCATACCGGAGAGGATTGGCATTTCACCCATCGGTGTAATCCTGCGTCTGCCATCACGGATTTTCTGCACTACTTCGAAAACAGGCTCCTCGATGATTGCCTCGTGAGTATTCTCGAAAATCTGCCACTCTGACGGATCGTTCTTTAGCTGCTTCTTATTTTTGTAGGACTTACGGTAAGTTTTGAAGTTGACCGTATGCCCTAAATACTCCTGCCTTGAAAGCATATGAACGATTGTGCTGCCTCGCCAGATATAATCATCGTCATGGCCTCTGTTGTCAGGGATATTGATTCCGCTTGCCTTTGCATGAGCCGTTGGATTCATTATCCTTCTTTCACTGAATTCTTTAGCTATCTGTGTAGGACCATAACCTTGCATACACAGGCGAAATGCCTCTTTAACCACTTTAGCGGCATCTTCATCAACTATCCAGTGCATTTTATCTTCCGGGTCTTTGATGTAGCCATAAGGTGGATTGGTGCAGAGCGGCTTGCCAGACTGTCCTTTTGACTTAAAGACGGAGCGGATTTTCTTGCTCGTGTCCTTGGCATACCATTCGTTGATGATGTTGAGAAACGGTGTAAAATCACTGTCCTGCTGATTGGCACTGTCCACATTGTTGTTTATGGCAATGAAACGTATGTCGGAGCCGGGGAAAAGCACTTCGGTGTAATAGCCGACTTTAAGGTAGTCTCTACCAAGACGACTCATATCCTTTACAATGATGGTGCTGACATTGCCTTCTTCCGTTTGTGCAATAAGACGCTGCCAGTCTGGGCGGTCAAAGTTTGTGCCACTGTACCCATCATCAACAAAGAACTCTGTGTTTGCAAAGCCGTTATCATCGGCGTACTTTTGTAAAATGGTCTTCTGGTTTTTAATGCTGTTGCTGTCACCTTGCGACTCGTCATCACGAGAGAGGCGGCAGTAGAGTGCTGTGATTTTATTGTTATTCTTCACAGTAGTATTTGACTGTCTAATATTCATGTTTTTCCTCCTTTCCGACAGTCTTCAAGCGGTACTCTATATTCCCGTACTACTGTGAAGAAGTCAAGTTGATATGGGCTAAGAAGCCTTCATTTCAAGGCTTTTAATGTCGTTCAGTATCATGCGTTTCAGCTTGTCATAAGCAGTCTCTTTGGCAGCGCTGCTGACTGCAGATTCTATAATGTAGAGCGTGTCACCGATAACTTTTTCTGTGATGCAAATGGTCTTTTCATCCATAAGGGTTCCTCCTTTCGATATGGCGTAACGAATCGTTACTCCCTCTGACGATGCGGTAAGGCTACACTTCTCATCAAAATCAGAATATCTAACAAATGCAGTGTTCCTGATACATGACGATATAGCAATGGCTCTAGAAAAATGCAAAATATGATTGTTTTGTATTCTCAGAATATAAATATTGCTTTTGTACCTATAACAATCGGAGTACAATTAAATTGAGCAAGAGAATGAATTAAGAAGAAAAGATAAGGAGGTATTTATGAAAAATAATAATAACCATTCAACACTACTATCGTCGGTCCTAATTCCGATTGGCGGCTTATTGGTACTAGCTTTATGTTACATAGGATATTTTGCAGTATACATGTTTATTGAATCTGTGTTCTTCACTAATAATCCCACATCAGTACCTGCTGGAATTATTCGCAATTCATATACTATTGCTCTAATTGCTGTTTATTTGATTCTGCTTCGCACAAAGTTATCAGACCGATTCAAGGCAATTATTCTAATTGGTCCAATGACCATGCTCATCATTGCGATGATCTTGGCATTGTACTTAACACCTGTTTTAGCTGTAATATCTACAATGGCAATCGCAGCTTGTTGCTTTTTCCTGCTGTATAAGTATAAGAAGCCTTGGATTTATTATTATGCTACTGGGATATCAGTTGTGGCTGCAATATTCTACGCATGGCCACGAGCTTGAGCATACTGACTATTAGTTCTATGCAACCATTGCTCCATACCTGAATGCCGGTTCTGAAGATGGTGTAGGGGGTGGTCTGATCTCTGTACCTTTTCATCTCGGACAGCGGCGTGGGGCTTCGTGTTAAAAAACGCAGATTCAAACGGGGTATTAAAGCCACAACCGAGATAAATTGCATACAATCATGCTAAATGTAGTGTGTATTTCATCTAAAAAAAGTACATTTTTTCAAGAAAATAGGCACAGTAGATCATTCCACTGTGCCTATTCCCATTTATCCTATCCGATGACTTCAGAAATCTGAATTACCTTCACTGCCTCTGGCCTTATCAATTTCCCGTCAAGCAACTCATAAGCCAAGTACCCAAGCTGGTCGAGGGCAGCGAACTTTTCGGTCAGTGTCCGAACGCCGATGGGCTTCCTGCCGATTACCCAGTAATAGCTAAAATCACCGAAGGCGATAGGCTTTGAACCGGACTCAGCATCAGGCATAAACTCTGATACAATGACCTTCTTGCCAAGAATGGTATCATCGCTGTCACGCCAGAGGTAGTTGCCTGCGTTGTCCTTAAGTTTACGCAGGGCGAGTGCAGTCACGTCGTTCATCAACCATACAGCATTTTTGCGGTACTCTGGTTTTACAGAGAAGTACAAGCCAATAACATCGTCATAGGTTATTTCATCAACAGTTGCTGCGACTTCAGCTCCGCCGGTGGCATTCAAAATACCTGTGGGCATTTCAGTTCCGTTGCCATTGATGAAGGCATTATCCTCGGCTCTACCGAAGTTCTTGGCAAAGCGTTTGATAAGATAATGCTCAATGTCAAAGCTGGCGTCATGTATGAAGGCTTCGTCCATCTTTACCAAAGTAGCCAGTTTCCAACTGTCTACGGTATTAATGGTGAAATCTTCGATCCCTTCGTAAATGGGAATCGCGTCATTTTCTGATACCCACTCAGCAAGGTCATTACTGTCTTTGGCGAAAATACGGTAGCCAGAACCGTATGCTTTTATGACTGTACCGATACTGCGAAACAGGCTTTCTTTTTCAAGAGCGGCCATATACTTATTGTCCGATGAATTTGGCATTGCATATAGACCGGTTCCAGTGCTTCGGCCTTTTGAGAGTTCATCATAGCTGCTGTCTTTGCCTCTCATGGCATTCCAGAAATGCTTATCATATTCTGGCGATCCGGTAAAAGGTAATCTTTCGGTGTAAGTGTTCATAAATTCTTCCTCCTTATTTCTTGTCACAAACAGGGCATCTGTAAAGCCCAAGTTCGTTATAGCTGAGTGGTCTGCTGATTTGTTTTAGCATACCGTTTTGGCACTCCGGGCAATGGATATCATAGGCAAAGGCCATTTCCATGTTGTGATCTTGTTTTGCATGAAGACGATAATACTTGTGCGGTTTACCACGCTCGTCATTTAGGACACAGTCTCTTAAGAATAAATCACACATAGTTTCTGCGTATTCATCAGAGTAGTATGAGTGTTGCGGGCGAAGGAGTGTTCCTTCCTTGTTCATTTTTGTAAGTGGATAGTTTGCCATTTTAAATTCCTCCTAAAATTATTGCATTTATATAAACAGCATCCGGCTGACACTTCTGACAGTTAGCTGACAGTCGGCTGACAGTTTCAACAGGGCAAAACCTTGATATAGCAATGCTTTCGGGGTTTGGCTGACACTTCTGACACTTTTTCTGTGTTTATACTCACACTCCGGATAATCTTTGTATTCTTTATTTACTTCTTACAAACTTTTTTTGAATTCAGCTAAGAAGTTTGTAGAACTGTCAATTCTGTCAGCAGCACCGTGAATCCCTTGATATCACTGGCTTTTTCGGCTGACAGTTGCCCTCTGACACTGTCAGTGAACTGTCAGAACTGTCAGCCGCTTCAGTCAAGAATGCCGTCATATCCGTACTCCCTGTGGTATTGTTTCTTGGTATCGAGCGTCAGCGTGAGGTTGCGGTAGCAGGTACCCTTATCGGTGTGGACGGTCATTTCCTTGAAGGTGCTGCCCAGCATACCAGCCAGCGTGTCGCGGAACTCCTTGGCGGTCTTGGCATAGCCGTTATTGTTGTCATAGCACCAGGCTTTGTAGACGTCATATACCTTGCCGGTAGTGCAGGTGTCTTTGATGCTGCCAGGGTGCGGTCTTTCGGTCATGCATTCATTGTAAAAGCTGATAACGGTGTTATTCTCACTCATATAGGTGTCACGCGCCTCGCTGACGGAATCCGGCTCGGAAAAACGGTAGCCATTGGCAATAAGCGCCTGCAGTGCCTTTACTGCTTTATAGACGATGCCATCACGCTCGGCGTACAACTTATCAAGAAGTGTTTTGTCCTGCTTGTCTTTGGGGATGACGTTAGGGCACTTCACCACCATGATGCGGTCATAAATCCATTTACCATCATCACCGCCAAACTTGGGGAGTCTGTTCATGCAAAACCATAAAAGACCGTTATAGGTGAACTCAAAGGCTTGCTGCCCTTTGAACTCGGCATACAGGCTATCGCCGCCTGTTATTTTCTTGAAAGTCTTTAGTTCATCCACAGAGAGAAAACTCATATCGGAACTACCGGCAAGTCGTGTGTTATAAATTGCGCCGGTACCAAATCTGGATTCGATATCCTTAAGGTCAGTACCGATAAAGTTCCCTTTGCCGAGCAGATACTCGA